AAAGATGAATATAAAAAATATCATACAAATGAGACAGAAGAAGATGCTATGTATTTAATTAAAGCCAGTGCGCCAATTAATAGTGAAGCCCATGCTAATGCTCAAACTTAGTTAAATGCTGGCAAAGTAAAATTATTAATTGATGAAAGAGTTGCTAAAATAAAATTATTAGATACAACTGCTGGAAAGAAAATGACTACAGAAAAAAGGGCAGAATATTTAAAACCATTTACCTTAACTTCTATATTAAAAGAGGAAATGATGAATTTACGTGAAGAAAATGAAGGCATCAATATTATTCTTAAACAGGCAAATAAAGGAATTAAAAAGGATAAATTCTCTGCTTTTGAATATGGATTATATTATATAAAAATAGAAGAAGAAAGTAAAAAGAAAAAGAAAAAATTTAAAATTACTGATATGATGTTTAGTAATTAAAAGAGGTGGAAGAAAATGAGAGCAAGTAGAGGAGAAATTAAGATTGAAGAAATCTTATAGGAGGCAGGATTACCTTTTGAAGAAGAGTATATCTTTCCTGCTCTACGAAGTGATAATGGACGACCACTTCGTTTTGATTTCGTTGTATTTGATGACGATGGAAAAATTGATTTTATTATTGAGTATTAGGGAAAACAACATTATGAACCTAGTGCTAAATTTGGTGGGAAGCGAGGCTTTTACCAATAGCAATATAATGATAATAAAAAAAGAAGATTCTGCGCATTGCATGATTTTAAATTAATTGAAATTCCATACACAGATGAACATCTCATTGATTATGACTATATAATGAAAAAAGCTGGATACTAAGGAGGTGGAATCTTGGATACAGTTGATTCTGAAATTTATACTACAAGACAAGATACCATCCACGCTAAAGGCTTTGATTTATTTAATTTTGGATATGCCAATCCTGAACAATTAAGTGAAGATAATATTACTGATTATAGTAAAATTAAAGTTGGTGTAAAACAATTAGAGGATGCTGTTTTAGAGCTCGGTACATTGCGCTAGGCTCGTTTACCATTTTGTAATAAACGAGATATTATGAAAGCTATCGTAGAAAGAGATTATAGAAAGCTTCGTTTAATTTCTGATTTCTTTTATGCAGCAAGTGGTATTTATCAAACAGTATGTAATTATTTTGCTTTTCTTTATAGATATGATTGGTATATCTATCCAGAAAATGTAAGCAATAATGCAAAGCCTGATAAAGTAATTGAAGAATATACTAAAATACTTGGATATCTTGATCGTTCGTATATTAAAAAACTTTGCGGTGAAATTGCTTTAAAAGTTGTTAAATATGGATGTTATTATGGATATTTAGTTGAGTCTTCTAATAGTATTCAAGTATAGGAACTTCCACCAGAATATTGTCGAACAAGATATTCTATTGCTGGAGCTCCTGCTATTGAATTTAATATGGCATTCTTTGATGAAAAATTTACAGATGTAGGTTATCGTATGAAAGTTTTAAAAATGTTCCCTGAAGAATTTCAAAAGGGTTATGTTCTTTATAAATCTGGTAAATTAGGTCCAGATGATGAGTATTTATCTTGGGAACCAGAATTTCGTAGAACCTATGGTTGGTATTTACTTGACCCAGCATGTACTGTAAAATTTAATATTAATGGTAGTGATTTACCGATATTTATTAACGCTCTTCCAGCTATTCTTGATTTAGATGCTGCTCAAGAATTAGACCGCAAGAAGCAGATGCAAAAACTTTTAAAAATATTAGTTCAAAAATTACCTATGGATAAAAATGGTGACTTAATTTTTGACGTTGATGAAGCTCGTGATATTCATAATACGGCAGTCGCTATGTTGCGTAGAGCTGTTGGAGTAGATGTTATTACTACATTTGCGGATGTTCAATCTATTGATATTAGTGATAAGAATACTTCTACTTCTACTGATGATTTAGAAAAGGTTGAACGTACTGTATATAATTCATTAGGAGTTTCTCGCAATCTATTTAATACAGATGGGAATTTGTCTTTGGAAAAATCTATTCTTGACGATGAGTCAACTATGAGAAATCTTTTGTTGCAATTTGACGTATTTTTTGATAAAATAGTAATGAAAAAAAGTACGAATAAGAAGTTTAATTTTAGACTTTGTATGCTTGAAACTACTCAATATAATTATAAAGATATGTCAAAGTATTATAAAGAACTTACTGCTAATGGTCAGTCTAAGTTTATGCCTATGGTGGCTCTTGGACATGCTTAGAGTTCTGTATTTAATCTTGCGTATTTTGAAAATGAGATTCTTGATTTGCC